TTTAATTAAGCCTTTATTAATATCTTCCGTTTTTCCCATAATAACCCATAGTATCCCAAATTCTTACGCAGAGCGAGTCATGAGTAAATACTCTAGTCGTCTACGTCTATGGTTTTCTATGAATTGTAGTAACATGTAAGTCATAATACACCCTCCTATTTTACTAGTTGAGTGCGTTCCTTCCCCTAGATTGGGTACTTCCGTCTATATTATGATGAACGTGTAGTATTTATAAGATTCGTTACCCTTCAATGAAATTAGCATACCCTTCATACTGTCCATACGTCTTTATATGCACTATAAGGTCTTTATTACTACTCACTTGTTTCCATATGTCCACCCACCAGTCTAAGGGTTTGATTGTACAATGTGCGTTCTCTCCATTGGGGAGTTTGGCTATGGCTAGGTCTGTTGCGATTGCGAGGAATACAAATCGTGTTGCAAACTGTGATATCTGTTTGAATACGTGTGGTATCTGGTCTTCTGGGATATGTTCCATTACATCTGTTGATATGACACCGTGAAATGTTCCTTTTGGGTATGTGTCATGTTCTGGTACAGCTGGGTCATATAATGCTGGTTCGAACCCATACGGCAATCGTCCATTCATATACTGATACCCCTTACCACACCCATAATCTAATAGTGTTGATGAATGTGTTTCTTGTATCAGTTGGAGTATGTGTGGTAATTGAGGTTCTAGGTTGTTGCCTGGATATTTCCTCAAGTCTTCGTGATACTGTTTGTACTGTTGTATGTAATCGGTCATGTGATGATAACGTCTGCTGTGGTTTCAATCCATACCTTTGCACCACACGATAGGGGTTTGTCTGGGCTATAGATGACTTTACTCTCTCCCAATATCTCTACTGCGTTCCCATACGTGTTACTCTTACTCGTCTTTACCGTGAGCACAGGTTTGTTCTCGTTTTGTTTGAAGTTTCTGCGAATGATGTGTTGATTGACATGTATGCGTTTTATCATTATAATAGTCCCAATTCTAATTGTCCTTCTTCTGTTATACTATCTCTTGTCCATGGCGGCTCAAATGTAACTGTTACTTCACATGTATCAATTCCTTCTACCTTCATGGCTGCCTCTTTTACCCATACTGGCATTTCTTGTGCGACTGGGCACCATGCTGTTGTAAGGGTCATAAGTATGTTACATTGTGTCCCATCAAAGGCAATATCATATATCAGACCAAGTTCTACGATATCAAGGGATATCTCTGGGTCTGATACGGTCTTGAGTTGTTCTATGACTTTATCTTTCATCATTTAATAGCAATTGCACCAACAAACATATGATTACGCCAAAAGGGTTGTACATCTTTAAATCCAGCTGTATATAACATGTCTTCAATTTCTCTCCATGTGTTAGGTTTCATCATGTGTCTAAGTGTTTTTTCTTTATCCATAATATCTTTACACTCAAAGTTTTGTCTTTTGTAATCATAATAATTAAATGTTATCATGTCTTGTATTAATGAATTCTGAGCTATAGTTTTTTCTGCAAAGATAAATGCACCACCAGTAACTAATCCGTCATAAATATTTTGTATTACATTTTCTCTATGTCTTTTAGGCATAAACTGTAAAGTAAATACAGAGGTAACTAAAGAACAGTTCTCAAATTTATAATTACAAATATCGTCTTTGATAAACTCAATGTTGGCCCAAGGAAATTGTTTTTCTATTTCCTTCTGTCTTTTATCTAGGTCATCAAAAAACCCTTCTGCTATCTCTACACCAACATACCTTGCATCTTTACAATGGTCTTTGTTTGAGTCTAACATTTTCAATGTTACTTTGCCTGTGGAACAACCAATATCAATAACATTTGTGTTATCCTCTACGAAATAACGAGAGTAATTTACAATGTCATCTAGCAAATATTTGTAACCTCGAATTGAAAATTCAATGTGTTCATCAAAACCCTCTTCTCTATGTGCAAATGTAAAATCAGCCCTGGGCTTATTAAATGGTGCAAATGTAAAATCAGCCATTATATTTTTCCAATACTTTCTCATAAACAGACTCAACAATTTTCTGCATCATCAATGGAGGCACCATACGACCACAGCGTTCTGCTTTTTGATTCCACTTACCAGTTAATTTAAAATCATCAGGTAATGTCATTATACGTTTTAATTCACCAAGAGTTAACTTTCTTGGTTCAATCCAATGAAATGCTCCTGCTGTTGTGTCTGCACTACCCATTGCTGTAATGGTTGGTGCTGGTGCATACTGTGATAATCTTTTAAGATTGAAGTGATGACCTTTTGGGTGATAATCACCACCAGTAAGAACTTTATCTGGGTCAACTGGCATGATACTTCCTGTCTGCTTCCAGTATGCAGTATTAGTAAACTTCTCTGTTAGATACTTCACTTCTTCATCATCATATTCTAGGCCAGCCATTACATCCTTTACTGGGATAACCTCACGACTTGGTTCTGGAAATATACTTGATAGAGTCATAAAGTTTAACCCTACAGCTTCAGCAACATCTTCACGAACTGCAATAAAGATAACCCTTGTCCTAGTCTGTGATACTCCATAGTACCGACTGTCAAGAACTTTAGCACACACTTCATAACCAATTTTCTCAAAGGTTTTCAGTATCTTGTTATACATTGTTTTTGCTTCACCAATCGTAAGTCCCTTTACATTCTCTGCAATAATAACTTTTGGTTTGATTTCTTCTGCAACACGCAAAAACTCAAAGAATAGGTCTTCAATATTCTCTACTGTCTTACCGTCAGAGTAATTCTTAGTTTGACCCCAACCATCAGAGTGTTTGCCACTTATCTTTTCCATTGTAACATTACCATATAAGTCAACACGTTCTTCTTCATGTACATTATGTGATAATTTACCTGCAACTGAAAATGCAGAACATGGTGGTGAACCATCTAGGATATCAATCTCACCAACACCAACACCAGCTGCGTCTAGAAAATCTTGACCAGTAAGTGCTTTAATATCGCCTGGCAGAATAGGGGTATCTGGATAGTTTTCTCTATATGTGTTTACGGCCTCCTCTACAAACTCATTTACACAAAGTACTTTACCACCTGCCAGTTTATAACCAGTAGATGAGCCACCACCACCAGAAAATGTTGATATGACTGTAAACTTCTCTTGTGCAGATGCATCATGTACGTCTTGTAACTTATACGGTTTGTAACTCATACAAAAAACTCCTCTAAAGTATTTGTACTATTTAGCACGTTCCAATCTCTACAAATATCCATCACTCTTGTTCTCCCCTTAAAATTTATTTCTTTGTTATCAATTAATGTTTCAAACAAGTTTATTATACCAGAATCTATCTGTAAATTCAAGTGTTTTTTTACATTTTTTATTAATTTAAATTGAGGAAACGCATCTCTTACATGGTGCTTTTGATATGGTTTGTTCAACTCATCCCAGCTCTTGCTGTAGAAAAACTGTTTTACTCTATCGTCAAGGTATGGTGTAACAAATATCTTTTCATGCTCATCAGATATTTTCTTGTGCCAATTATAACCTGCTCGCATATCAGGTTTAAAGTAATTGTCTCTGAACTCATCAAAAAGCTCTTGTGTGTGTTTATAATTTAATAGTGCCTTCTTACTGATTCCGTAGAAACCATCAGCACTCCAACCTGATAATACATACTTTTCTTTTATCTCTGGATATACATATAAAAATGGGTAACAACATTCAAAATGAGTCTTCTTTTTACAATCTAGGTTAACTAGTCTATGAAAGTCTTCAATAAGATTCTCTGTAGGAATTACTACACCAGTAAATTTCCAACCAAATTGTTGTGCAACTTCCTTTGCTTTTTCAAAATCGTATGAAGTGTGAGTATCCAATCTAAACGAATATGCATGGATACTCTTACCTAAGTCAGCAGAAGCAAATAAGCAACTCAAGCTATCAACTCCACCTGATAATAAAATTGCAACTTCATTATCTGGCACGTTGTTTTTTATATGGTCTATTATAAGGGTTTTAATCATTTAAAAAAATCCTCTAGTGTACCCTGTGTGCCATAACTATCGTCTATCTTCCATAGTATCTTTGATGTAATGAATTTGAGTGGGTCTACGAAACTCTTGGTAAATTGTACATCATAGTCTATTATAGACTCAAAGTTTAGTTCCTTTGGAAGTTTAGTCATAAAGGATATGGCTGTCGATATATACACGTTAGGTTCTTTGAGATGCAAGAACTTAATCTTATCACCCTCTTGTATCAGTTCGTATTTATGGGATAGGTTATTCTTGTTGATGAGATGATTATACAATATTGCACCCTTACAATGAATGGGACTCCCCTTTGCGAATAGTCCATTAGATGATGTAAACTTCTTGATACCATTCACACTTCTTGGATAGGCTATCTCTTCTAGGGGTAGTTGCATGAACTCCTCACGAAAATCTTGTATGAACGTGTTCAGTTGTTTCTCATCACCAGACATTATAATCTTGAGTGCATCTTTAATCTTCTGTCTGCATGGAGCAGGTGTTGATGACTTGACTGCCTCGATACCCATAATTTTGAGTTGTGGTTCTTTGTATCGTACACCCTCCACATCATATGCATTAAGGATATATCTTTTCTTTGCAGTCCAGATACCCTTGTCAGCAATTACCTCACGTTTCATACTCATTTTGTTTGAGTGGGCATTGACGTACCCAGCAAGCTCCTGATAACTCTTATCAATAAAAGGTTCA